TTGTTTCTTGACCTGTAATTGTAAATATCTTCTATTAACGTTCTATACTGATCTCTAGTTGCACAATCAACTATCGCCGTTGGCTGTAGTCTTAATTTATGCATAAACTCATTAAAATCAAATGTTTGTTTTTGTAATAAACCGATCATGGTTGTTAAAAATGTACTTCTATTATAACCACTATAATATGGTTTAATCATTCGTATTTTATTAGCATAATCTTGCGCTAAATTCATATCGTTACATTTCCAAGTTCCTTCTTCAAAAACTTCGGTTGATTTAATATTTCTATATATCTTCATATTTAAAGTTCTAGAAGTCGCTGTTGTATTATTTTGAGATAATGCCATACAATCACTAAAGGTAATATCATCATTTTTTTTACTAAATTCTCGAAGTTTAATATAAGACTCAATTCCCATATTTGCATATCCCTCCATAAAATCTTTTTTAGTCCAATTTTTTTGATTAAGGTTTAACGTATGTACGTCTTTTAAATCATATCCATTTACAATTATATAATAAACAAAGCTTTCTGTTTCTTTTGCTGCCATTAAACGGTGTTGACCGTCAATTACTTCCATTTGTTCATTAACTAAAATTGGATTGCATTTCATTCCGTAAACACGAATTGAATCAGCTAACTGTTTTACGTGTTGTAAATTTGGAACTCTGTTACCGTCAATAGATTTGAACATTGACAAATCATTTGTTTTGTAAACTTTGTTTACTTCTGTTTTTTGTTGCACTTGGTTACTGTTGTTTTCCATTGGTGCTTGTCTTAAATTAAACATATATTTATTTATATTGGTTACTTGTTTTTATAATTCGTTTATTACCTTAGTTTGTTCTTCAGTTAGTTCAAATTTAGCTTTTAACTTTTCTACTGTAAATTCTCCGTTTTGAATGCTTTTAATCGCTTCAAACAATCTTTTATTATCAATAGCGGGCTTCTTTAGTCCGTGTTTTTCTTGTTCACCGCTTGCGTCCCTATCTTTGTCAGTTACCAACCCTAAAATTGCGCTCAAACAGTACCTACGAAAATAAGTTATTCCCGACCCGAAACACTGGTATTCGTTCATTCCTTTCAGTTGAACAATAGGAACTAAAGTAGAACTTTCTAAAACTTCGCCGCTTTCAACATGAAATAAAATAGTTACTAAATAATTGTGACCTTCGTTCGTGTTGATCAACTGCGTAAAGCCTAATCCGTGTTTTTTCATTAATGGATTAATTTCACTAAAAATTTTTGGTAGGTCTGTGTAACTGTAACCGTACCCTTGTGTTGCTTTGTGAATTACTGTCACCTCTTGCTGGAATTCCGCAAGGCTTTTAAATAGATTTTTCATATTACTTTGTTTTTGTTATATGCAAATATATATATTATATTTTAATATACAACTATTTTAAGAAATTTGTTTAATCTTTTTTTTGTACGTGTTAATTATTTCTTTTAACTCGTCTATCGTAAACTTCCGTGTTTTCCTCGCTTCATCTTCTAAAATAGAATAATCAGTAACTCCGATTTTATTAATTAAGTTTTCCCTGTATTCTATTAAATTGCCGTGTAAATATGTATTGCAATGCTCACATTGTAAATGTACATTCAGTTCGTTAAATCGTACGTTCCAATGGTTATTCGCGTTGTAAAAATGTCCCGCGTTTTCCTTTAATGGTTTTTTATTACATGAAATACAATTTTGCCCCGCATCGCGTAACCGAATAAATTTATTAAAAACCTGCTGAGCCAATTTTATATAATCTTGAATCGTCATTAAATCCGCTTTTAACTTTGCTTTTTTCTTTTGCCACGTTTTTTGTTTTGTTTCTTGAATCCACTCAGTAACGCAATTTGGATCAAAGCAATTTTTTTGTAAAAATGCAACCGGCTCAAAACTGTTTTTGCAATATTTGCATTTTCGTGTTTTCATAATCCATTTATCAAATTTCCAACATGAATTTTTAAACTGCTGTTTTCCTCTTTTAACTTTAAATTTTCCAACTGTAAATCGTGGTTTCTGCTATTTGTGGCGCGTGTTACATTCTCGCAATGTGTAAAGTATTGTATTGATTCAGCAACTTCGTTTAAACTTTGTCGCATAGGTTCCAATAAATCAGATCGTTCTGGGTGTTTCTTTTCAATCTCTTCAATCGAGTTTTTTAGCCTGTAATAAAGTACGTTTAAACCCGCTTTTCTTTTAATCATTTCTAACATAATTTTATTTTTTAAAATGGTAAATCATTATTCATTTCGTTTATTTTTTTTTCTAAGTTGCTTAACATTAATTCGGGTTTCTTTGAAGGAAATTGATTTGGTTTTCCTGTTTGACATTTTTGTAGTGGATTAATTCCGCCAATTTCAAATCCTAATCCGCCGTTAAAATTACATAAAATTGGTTCGTTTAATGCCGTATGTTTTCCGCCCGTGTCCATATCTTTTATTTTTTCTACGTTAATCATTGTAAAATACTTCATTGTATCGTGCTTAATTAATCTATGAATTACAAACATATCATCGCATCTATTTGTAAACGCTTTACCACCCTCGATATGGTCTTTTAATGGTGGTTTAAGGTGTCCTTTCCATTCGTGACCATCAGCGTATAAATTTGCGCTTCGTCCACTTTCTGAATTCGGGTGTGTATTTATGTAAATTGTTATTCCTGTTTCATTTACAAATTGTCTCGCTTCATTTAAAAATTCGTAATTTCCTGAATAACTCATTTCACGGTCTAATCCGGTGAACGGATCAATTAACGCTGCGCTGCATCCACTATCCTTGAATATTTTTAATAATTCTTTTGGCTTGTAAAGTTGATTGTTTGAAATAAATTCAAAATACTGCTCTAAATACGTCAACGTACTTAATATTTTTTTATCGTCTATTTCGCTGAATTTTTGCCCTACGTACATTTGAATCATGTCGCGTAAAATTTGCCCTTTTTGATTTTCACCACTCCAAATACAAAACTTTAAATCGTGCTTTACTGCGAGCGTTAAAAAATACCAATTAATAAAATACGTTTTTCCAACATTATCGTGTCCTAAAATTATATTTAGTTGTTTTGGTTTAAATCTTAAATACTCATCCAACGGACAATCAATTCCTAATCCTTTTTTTATTTTTCCGTGTTTGTAATCGAGTAAATATTTTGTTACGTCGCCTTTCATAATGCAAGTTGTTTATTAACGTATGCAACTAAAGGATCAATTTGAGTTTTGGAATATTGATCCGGGTTTCTGGAATGCCACGTTCGCAACCTTTGATTAATTCCAAAAGTTTTTTCTTTTTCAAACCTCATCTTTTTATCGTTGATTCCGTGTTCACTCCAATAGTTAAAAAAGTCTCTTACCATTTCTTTTGGAAATTCAGATAAATAATTAGAAAGCAAATCGTAAAACTTGTTTTTACGTTCTTCTATACTATCTCTTACTCTTACACTATCACTTACACTATCACTATCGGCATTTTTGGTATCCGTTTGCATACTTTCGTATGCGGTCGCATTCCATCGCTTCAAAGCGTTTTCTTTATTCTTCATTCGTATGTTTTCGTACTTTACTAAATCACGTTTCAAACTTTGTTTAATAGGTGCGAATGCAATTTTAATCAATACATCTTCAGTAATTGGATTTTTATCATTTACATATCTTAAAATATGTTTAAATAATTTACCCGCTTGTTCATCAGATAATTCTTCTACCGTGTGAATTATATCGTTGTACAATATAAATCCGTTTTTTTCTTTTGCCATATTTAAAATTTAAGCATAAAAAAAGCCTTCTAAAATCCTGCGCATCTCACTTCGCATTCATTTAAAAGGCTCATAACTTCTTATTGGTTATATAGTGTGAGATGTAACCGTTCGCAATATTACATATAATTATTATTCTTTTCACTTAGTTAAACTATACTTATTAACATTTAATTGTTAGTGCAATAAAACGCACTTTAAGATATATAAGAATTAATAAAGTCCATCGGCTGCTGCTCGTATTCGTTGTTTTTAATCCGTTTTACTATATCCATTAAGTCGGTTGTGTTACGTGCGTTTAAAACCTCTGTAAATATGTCTCGCCGTATTTCTACCAACGGCGAAAATAGTTCGAGTTCTTTCTGAATGTGCATTTTATAAACGCTATCATTCGTTTTAATAAAGTGTTTATCCGATCGAATAGCGTGTATAATTGTCGCGTGTGTTAAATTAAATATATCAGCAATTCTTTGCAACGTTATTCCCTCTTTGTGTAATAAACCAGCTAAAAACATTCTTCTGTAAACATATTCACGGTGGCGATTTTTTCTATTTAATCCGTTTTCTTCTACGTATTTAATAATTGTTTCTACCATTGTAAATTATTCCTATAATTATTACTACTGCTCCTACTACAAAAGTAAACAGAGCCATTTTAACTTCTTCTTGCATTTTCTTTAATTAATATGTTAATACTTCGTCTTAATTGTTTAACCGCTTTTAAACTGTTTGCATAGGCTTCAGGAAATATCTGTTTTTGTTGTTCGCTCCATTGAAAGTTTAAAATTTCTTTTTCTTTTTCTTTTAGTACATTAATACTAAAATCAATCATACTCTTCATTTGTTCGTTTTAATTTAGTTTTGTTCATTTTATTTATATGCTTGAAAAATACTTTAATTCTAAGCATGGGTTTATTTATTTCGCTCTTCATAATTTTCTATATGTATTAATACTTTTTCGTAAAATTCAATAATCTTTTGATTTTGTTCTTGATTAATTCTTAGTGCCTTAATTACTTCTTTAACCGCTACTTCAGCGCATTGCATCGCTTCGTATTTACTTATTGAATTTTCTAACGTAATGCTGAATAAATTGTAATATTCATTTATCAGTATTGCTGCTATTTGTTTTTTCATATTTCCTTTAATTTTAATTTTACTTCTTTGAGTGCCTGAAGGTAGCCAGCCCGCCAGCGTTTTTCTACTTTTACTTTTTGCATGAATTTTTCCGTTTTTTCAATTCCTACCAAAACACGGTCTAAATTATTCTTTTCTTTCACAGTCATAATCATTATTTATTTTAAGTCCATACGATAAATCAAACCAATTAAATTCTTTTTCTGCTCGGTGTATATTCATTCTAAATCTTTTTCCAACTTCTTTAATAAACCATGCTTTCCAAGTTTCGCGCATTTCTTCAGTCATGAAATAGTTTGAATACCATTCTTTCTCCCAAACAATACTTTCTTCGTGTTTTGCTATTTCCAGCATTTTGTAAATCGCATCCCATCCAAATTGTTCTTTCGGGTCTTTATAAGTTTTTTTCATGTTTAATTTTTATAATTTTTAAATATAATTCTTCGTTGAAAGTTCCTCGTAATTCTTCTGTTTTTAGTTTTTTATTCCAAGCCCTAATTAAATAAGCTAAAGGAATTCGTTTTAATGCTGTTTCCATGCGTTTTAACGTTAAAATATTACTCCCAAGTATGTAAGTATCACTACTACCGTTAAAATGCTTAAAAACGCGTAAAACATTTCTTTTAAAGTTTCTGTATTATTTTCCATTTTTATAAGTTTTCAAGTTTCAATTTATAATTACTTAATCTGTAAATTGCTTTTTGGCACATTCCAGCCCGATCCTCAAATTTTTTACCTAATTTATTTAAGTAAGCTGAATAACATTTTTCCGACATATCATTAAATATAGAAACACGAATAGCAAAGCCGTCTAACATTTCTTCTATTTGAGATACTTTAAATTCTACTTCGTCCGTGTTTATTACCTTGCCCTCGTCGCATAAATTACATTCCATTCTACGATCGTAAACTGGATTTTGTTCAAAGTCATTGTTGTAAAGGTTGTAACCCCAACCTTCGCAATTTTCACAATTTTTAAAAAACTTTTTCATAGTGTTATTTTTTTTATTTCTGTTTCTACTTCGATCCAATAGTCTATTTGATAATAAGTGACGTGTTCAATTATTTCAAATACTGTAATTAACGCGCATTTTTTAGCGTTTTCAATTTGGTTGGATTCGCTCCATGCTTCAACAAAATCAAAATGTTTGTTTACTAATTCAGTTGCTTTTTCTTTTGGTGTCATAATCTTTGTTTTTAAATGTTATATGCAAATATAAATACTTTATTTGAATTATCAACAATTTTATCTACAAAATAAGTATTTTTTAAGTAGAAACACTTAGAAAAAAACACAAAAAAACCCGTCTATCGCTAAACGGGTCTTAAAAACAAAGTATGCTAAGTTACAAAGGAAATTTTGAACTATCTATTATTTTAGTTAAATTATCTATTCCGTTTTTTTGTTCTCTATTTATATATATGTTTAAAATCCTACCACCTATCGGTTTCGGTGGCGCTCCGCGTTCTACGTGCCAACCCATAAAGCCATCTCCATATTCTTCTTTGTAAGTTCCCGTAATAGCCATGTGAATTTGTTTTAGTTCAATTTTACAATTTCCCCCTTGAGTATTTAAGTATTCCCGCACATCGTTACGTGCCGAGTTTTCGTGTATATGTCCCATTGTAAACACGTCAAACCCTTCAGCAAGTTCCAAAGCACGTGTTAAATTTAACGCCCCTTTAGTTACCACTCCACCACCTCCAGAACCATGATAATACTTCGCTTTTACACTAATACATTTACTCGTTGTTTCATTTAAAAAAACATTTAAGATTAACCAACCACCGTAACCGCCCGTAATTACATTGGAATTACATTTATAGTTTAACAAATCCACAAATCTTTGCAAAGGATCTGTTTCTACATTTTTTATAATCGCCGTTTCGTGGTTTCCATAACCTACAACTGTAAGTATATCAGCATACGGCGTAAACCATTCTACGGCGTCTTCAATAACTACGTCTAAATAATTTGCTTTGTTATGTTCCAGCCTAATATCTTTTTTACTACGGCGTGGATCAAACTTTCCTTGCATCAAACAGAAGGTGTCTCCGTTTAACATAACCTTAATGTTATGCTCTAAACAGTAGTCCAAATGTTTTTTTAATAGTTCCCTATCGCATTTCGGATTGTCCCAATGTAAATCACTTAATAAAGCGAATTGAACGTGTTTACCTACTAAGTTAATTCGGGCAATATTTTTAGAAATTCTGGTTATCATGTTTGATTATTAAGTAAAAAAAAATAAAACCAACTGAGAACTTTAAAACAAATTGTATAAAATATATTTGTTCGTGTTTATATTGTGTTTTAACGCTATTAAGAACGTTTAAATCGTTTTAAAACAAATTTAATTATTCTTTGTGCGATAATTTTCCACAAACGCCCCGTCGCGTTAACTTTCACCTCAATACCTTCAGAGGTTTTTTTAATATCAATATCAATCTTTTTGCCGTCGTAATGGAACTCTTTGTTTAAATCGTCTTTTACTACCTTAATATCAATGTTTTTCGTGTCAAGTTCAAATTTCAAATTTGTACCGTCTTTTTCTAAATTAATATCTACGTTTTCAGTATTAATTTTTACTACTTTTTTCTTTGCCATTTTAAAATTCATTTATTAAACATATTGTAACTTTTGCTTGATCTTTTGCCATTTTTATCATTCGTTCGTAATCCAGATTATTATTTAAAACCAAACATCCTTCCGACCATCCGCCAATTTGCGTTGCCACTTGCTGCGATCCTTTATTGTAAGTCGCGCCGTGAATATTCATATTAATAATATCCGTTTTAATTTCAGTTGTTGGATTCGTTTTAAGGTCGTTTGTAAAGTCGCGTCTATACGGAATACCTTTTACTTGTCGTAACGCTGGCATTTTGCCCCTGTGCAAGCCGTATGCGTATGAATCATAATACCATGCGCCTGTTTCCATTACCGCAGTTCCTTTATTTCCTTTATTTGTTGTGCAACTTGTTACAAACTGAAATTGGTTAAATTTCCAAATGTAAACTTTATCATCAAAAACATTATTTTGATCTTCATTCGAGCGCACAAATAAAAGCCAAATATTGGGCGGTAACGTTTTAAACGTGTCTAAACTCATTACTTTGTCAAGTAACTGTTGATCGGTGTAATTTTTTACGTTTGTCATATTATTTTTTATGCTAATTTACGCTTTTTTTCATTTGGTAAAATTCCAACTGTTTTTTGTTGATCCGGGTTCGCTTTTTTGTTTTGCTGTATTTCATTTTGCCTATCTAAACACGCAAATAAACGCGCTTTTAAGTCCTGAACTTCAAAATGTGTGTAACTAAGCCACAAAGCTAAAACACCCAAAGCTCCGTGTTTTTTAATTATAGCTAAAAATTGATTTATTGGTGTCATATTTCAAAGGGTGGAATTGGTTTTGGTTCGTAAATAATAATTTCTAAATCTTTTACCCAAAAAAACGCTTCATTTGTACAAAATTCAATTTCCTCAACTGAAATAATCCAATTATTATTAACATCTTGAATAGGATTAAAAAAAGAATCATTGTCAAATTGCTGTCCTTGTAATTCGTTTTTTTGTAATAAACTAAGTAAACCTACAAAGTTATATTTATTGTCTTTTAAATCGCTTAATTTCATATTTGACGGCCTAAGGTTGTTTGAAACGTTTGAACTGTTGTATATAAATTAGTTGCTTCAGTATCGCTTAAATTTTCACCTATAAAAGATAACGCGCATTGTCTTGAACTATACCATCCAGCCGTTGCAAGTCCATACCAGTTACACGCACCTAAATAAATAGAACCGTTTGGTCTTGGTTGAATAGTTACTGCAGTCCTTGTTATTACATTAGAACCGTTTTTAAATCCTTTTACAGTAGTTCCTTCCCTTTTAGCCGTGTAAAATGCTGCTGAATTTGTGTCTGCTGCTTGAGTGTAACTTTCACTTTCAATTACGGAATACCATGTAACATTGTTTACTCTTGAAAATAACATTAAATAATCGGGCCCAGATGGACCTGAAGTTGAACCTATATCACATGCAATTGATAAAGCATTTACATTTGTCCTTGAATAATAACCTATATTTATATTGTTGGATAGTACCGTAAACGGGTTCAATTTAGTATCCGCAAAGGCATTTGTTCCATTAGGCAAAGCTCCATTACTTGAATGCGTCCAACCGCCGTTAAATACTAATCTATACGCCGCGTCTAAATCCCTTGGGTCTTTCAAATTGAATTTATGCGTCGCAGCCGTTCCCCCTACCATTGGATAAATTGCGTTTAATTTACTCCAAATCGAATATGCTTTTAAATCAACTACCAAAGTATTAATTGCCGTTTTTTCTGTTTCGTTTGTTATACCTGAAGCCGTTATAAAAGCTTGTGCATCTGCATCCGTTGTAATTCCAACAATATTAGTTAAACCTGCATAACTTTTACCGTGTGAATCACCCCACCCGACCGCGTTGCTTGCACCTTGCCCCCAGCTTATAGAATTATTTGCGGCTCCATCTCCCCAACCGTTACTATTTGGCATTTTTTTCCTTATTTAATTTAACTAAATATGCTTTTAACTTTTTTACGTTTTCAGCCTTGGGCGTGTAAAATTTTTTTAAATGAACCATCCTGTATAATTGTTTTGTGTACTTGGAAACATATCTCCGTTTGAATTGGTATTATATTCTGGAAATAAATCGTTATTGAAACTAATATAATCAATAAACCTTTCCGTATAATTTTGAGCAATCATTAATTCTTTTTGTACTAAATAATCTATTTCGTTTTTTTCTACGTTAGTCGAATTTTCGGAATTGTGTTTATAAACTCCTTTGTTTGCTATTGTGTACGCTGCAAATGGTAAAAATTGCGACATTGCAAAATGAATTAACATCGGTTTTACATACGCAACTAATAAATTATTGTAATCTGTTGGTATTGTATAAACTGAATCTATTGTAATTTCCGCATCGTCGTTTCCGCCGTCAATTATTGCCGTGTCTCCCGCTGCATAACCCGTTCCTGCGTCGTCAATATTAGCAACGGTAATTAATCCACCACTCGCGGTAATATCTACCGTTAAACCCGTTCCCGTTCCCGCTGCCGTTGTTGTTATACCCGTTGCCGTTGTGTAACCTGTTCCCGCGTTTGTTATTGAAATCGCTGTTGGTATTCCTGAATTTGCTAAAATGATTTCAGCTTGTAATTTCTGAAGTAGTTGCGTTCCTAAAACTCTTTGTATATCAATATCTTGAGCAATTTTTACCCATTGAATAAAATTATCGGTATCTACATTACCGTTTAACGCTGTAAATTTAACAACGTCGTTTCGTGTTATTAATAATGCTTCAGCCATTTTATTCTTGATTTTCTTTTAACATACGACCACCCGTGTTTGGGTTGTTTGGGCTAAATCCTTTTAACGGTAATTGGTTAGGATAAAAAGAAACTTCATAAGGATTTGTAACTTTGTAACCTTTTATTTCAGCTTTACGCGTTGCGATTTCTTCGTAACCTTTTTCAATAGCGTTTAAATCTAACATAAAAGTAACCCTTGACCATTTGTGGTGGCATCGCGCACCACCTTTGAATTTAAAAATATCGTAGGTATTCGCGCCGAATTCACCCCAACCAGGATTGACGGCTTTTTTACTCATTGCGTCAATATCTTCTTTTCTGAATAAACGATCTTCGTTTAACATCATAGCTTTGCAAAAATCTCTTTCTGGGTTTTTATTTCCCGTGTATTTATACCGTACTTTGAAATATTTTAAATCACCTACTTTTTTGTCCTGTACGCTCTTTAATTTCGGTTGTGGGCTTCCTGTTTGTACTAAGTTAATAAAGCGGCTTAAAAGCGTTGTTTTAGGCTCTAAATCGGTTTCAGCTTTAATTAATTGTAAGTCTAAATCTTCGTCGTTTTCTGAATCTTCGCGTTCGTCTACTAAAATCCAGTTTTCGCCTAATTGGTTTGAATCAACTTCGGCTAAAATTTCTTCTAAATCAGTATTTATTTTTTTTAGTTCCGTTCCTGTTTCTTCAATTACTTGTTCCTCAGTTATCGCGTTTTCTAAATCCACGAATTCCAACGGTTGTAATGTTCTAAAAAATAACTTTAACGCAATTCCGTTAAACGCTAAAACTTTATCAAAGCATTCAATTATTTCTTGCTGAAATGGACGTATAACCATATTGTCGAAAAGTATTGTTGAATTTTTTAATTCATCTGCATTTGAACTAAATCCGCTTGTTGTTGCTATTCCAAATAACAAAGGACTTGTTACATTGTGTCCTAACATTATTTTTCGTAAACATTCTTCGCTTAAATACGTGTAATGATCCGGCGCATCGTTTAATGGAATATCATCAACCGTTGTTTTACTTTCTGCATTTTGATTAAATGCAACGATTACTTTTTGCCCACGCGAACCCGTTAATTTATTTAAAACTTTTGAAGTAATAATTTCTTGCTGCTCTTCGCTCGGTAAACCGTTATTAAAATTTACAACTTTAGTTCCAGAAAAACCGTTTTGAACTTCGTTAATTAAATAATCTGCCACCTCTTCCTCTAACAAAGCGTATGGAATAGAACCTTGATAATCTGGATAGGAGTAATATTTCATTCCAACGCTATAAGGCCTGCAAAATAATATTTCTATTTTGTCATTTGAAAAACCAAACGCAGGAATTCTTGTAGGTGGATATTTTTTTAAATCTAACCAATTATCGGAATAATAATAAGCTTCAATTTCTCCATCTTTATTACATTTTTCAGCGCGTAATAAATTAACTGGAATATGATAAATTTTTAAAATCTTTTTATGATCTGCCGAATAATGAACTTGAATAGCAAACTGACCTAACATTTTGCGATCTAAAACAATTTTACGAACGCAATCAGGATTAAACAAAACCATCATTTGAGCGTACTCATTTGGCTTTTTGCTTGCGTCTAACGCACTTAATCCACGTCCGTAAACTAATCTACTAATATTGTTTATTATCGCGTTGTTCGTTGTTGAATTCGTGTATCTATCTATTAAAAAATTATAATAATTATTGTCAATTCCAAATTCCACCCAATTTTCCCGATTTGATTCCTGAATTACGGGCGTTGTATAGGAACTTAAATTTAAAACGTGTATATTATTCATAAACTATAAATTCATTTGATGTACTGTTTGAAACATACTGACCGTTATTTACGGAAAATGTTACTAAATTTTGATTAGTACAAAATATTTTATCTTTGTAAACTGTTTGATTTCCGTCTTTAATTGTTAAAATATAAAAACGATTTTCTACTAAATTAAATGTAGATTGCAACGTACTGTAATAATCGCCCTCCGTAAAAGTGTACGTGTCAATTACTACTGTTTTATTTGTTAATTCATCTGTAATTTGAACTAAATCAAAATTTGAACTTCGTGGAATAAAGTTAAATGTTTGTGGCGTTGTAGTAGTAGTTAAAACAATCATATATATATAACTAAAAAAGTTCAATTTTGATCCAAATAAAAAACCCCCACTATAAAGTGAGGGTAATTTATAAAGTAATATTGTTTTAAGAAACAACTAGTGCATTGTTTGCAGTGTCGTTAAACAATATTTTTAATTCCTCTTCGGTTGTACATTCTAAGAAGTTAGCTGGTAATTTTTCCATCGCAGTAAATGTCAAATTATAACCGTTAAAATCACCCATCGCAGTGCCACTTGAAACAGTGCCGGTAGTAACATCGCATCCTTGGTCTAATCCCGCTAAAAAGTATTGGTGATCTCTTGTTTCAACCACAATTCGTGGACGTCCATAAGCTAACAATTTAACGTTTTTATGCGTTATAGCGTCTTGTTTCTTTAATTGTATTGTTAATACTTGCTCAAAGAAAGTAGTACCATTATCACGCGACGTTTGAATAGTTTGTTCAAATCCGTTTGCTCCTTTCAATTCAAATTTATACAAAGAAAGTTGTGCGTCTGGTACCCATGCTTGAATAACGTCCGTATTTACGGCGTCATAGGTTGGGTTTGACGTGGTCGGCATCGGTAAATCGCCGTAATTAATAAAATAAATATTTAATAACCCTGAAATCGCGTCTTTGCACGCTTCCAGTCTTCCGTCGGATATATCGCAACTCATATTATTATTTTTTAAAAATTAAATTCCATAAGAAACAACATCCGAAGCAAAACCGTATTTCACATCTGCCGTAAATCTCATTATTACACGTACATTTTGCGAACCGTCATTTTCTGACATATCTATAATACGAACTTCATTCATAGAATTATCATTCAATAAACCAGTACCAAAATATAAGTTGGAAGTTTGCGCTAATAACGCCGTATTATTTGCAAGTCCATCAGCTAAAAAGATTTTTACACCGTCAAAATAAATATTGTTCAAAACTTGGTTTGTTCCTTTATTATCGTAACCGTTTGCTCCAACTCCACCCGCAGCAAAGCCACCCAACGCACGAACATACGCTCTATAAATGTTGTTTGAAACATACAAAGTTAAATCCTCTTTACCGTACAAAGCCGCTGGTAAAGCATCAATTATTAAACCTAATTGAGCGATTACGTTTGTAGCATCTACTGTTGTACCCGCAATTTTTTGACCTGCTGGTAAAGCTGCATCAACATCTAATTGTGTCATAATTCCCGCGAACTGACCCGCATTAGCATCAACACCTTGCCAAATTGAAGTTTCAATACCCGCAGCAACTTTTTCCGCAGCGTGCGCGATTAAAAAATCTGCAAATGATTTTGGCAAAACATCGAATGCTGAATAACCCATTTGAATAGCATCCCAATCCGATCTAAAGTCAGTTTTACAAAGTTGTAAGTTAACTTGGAATGATTCTGGTTGTAATATTTTTTCAGTTAATGTAATTGTACTTGTTGGGTCAAAATCACAAGTTGCATTTTTAATAATATTGTCCGTAGCTACTCTTTTAATAACTTGTTTGAACTTTACGTTAGGCATAATAGTAATACCGCCTTTTTCTAACGTTGGAGCGCTTAACAAAGCCGCTGCAATGTATTTCCCTGCTGACTCTCCAGCGTACGTCGTTGTAATTGACGTTGTTGTACTTAAATTAATGTTTTTCATTATATAAATTTTTAAAGATTAAACTGCTGTAAATGTAATTGCGCCTGCTGTTGTTCCTACTCCTGAAGCGTACCAATTAACACCGTCGCAATGTAATTGAATAAAATCCCCGATTGTGTCGGTTGCGTGTGCGAACGTAATTGTATTTTCATTTGCTCCCGGTACGTTAACTGAATTCACAATTGCCCCTCCTTGAATAACATTTGAAGCCGCTAAAATTGTCCATGCAGTTGTGGCGAATAACGCTTGTACTGTAAATCGGAAATTTAAACCCGCTGAAGTTGCCACCGCTGGTAAAGTAATTTGTGCGCCCGCTGCTGCATTCAAAGAAAAATGTCTTCCTGAATCCGCCGCTGTTAAAGTAGTCGCTGCGCTTATTACTGAAGTTTGTACTAATTGACGTAATTCGTCATTTGAAATCGATACTAATGTTGGCATTTTTTTTTATTTTAAAATTATTATTTACTTATTTAATTTGTCTAAAACTGAATCCATAATCGTGCGCGGTTTTTTTGGAGCTAATCTTGTTATTTCGATAGGGTTGTTATTTTCTGGATTAAATGAAATAGGTTTTACTTCGCTTAATTCTGTTTCTTTAACTTCGTTTATTTTTGCTAACTCCGCTTTTAACTTTTCGTTTTCAGTTTTCAAGGCTTCAATTTCTGCAAAGAAAGTTTCTTTAACTACGCTTTCAATAGTTTTTTTAGGTGCTTCTTTTGCGGTTTCCATTTCCTCTTTCTTTTCAGTTTCTACTACAACTTCCTCTTCAACTTCAGGTGCTTCAACTTCCGTTTCCATTTCTTTAATTTCGGAAATAATACCTTCGTTTTGTACTATTAAAATTCTTCCGTCTTCCATTTCGTATTCTCCAACGGGTACTGGTATTTTTTGTTCGTCTTCTGTTACGATAACAATTTCCATTTCGGGTTCAAATGTATCAGCTTCAAAAACTGTTACACCATCTGCCAGTTTCATTTGTTCTAACTTTACTTCCATTCCGAGTAAAGTTTTGATTTGGTTTATTAGACTATTTTTCATTTTTCTTTTATTAAGTTTTCCATTTCTATTTTTAAATCCTTTAGTTTTTTAAATGATTCTACTTTTTCAGGCTCTATTCCAACATCTTTAGACTTGTTTTCATATTCGCTTAAATCTGTATCAATTTTTCCAACTGTTTTTTCGTAAGTTGCTTTTATTTCCTTTTTTAGTTCTTTAATCTTTTTTATACCATATTGCATTTCTATTATATCGGATTCTAAAGATTGCATTGAACCCAAGTCAACTTCGTGTTTTGCTAACTCTGTATTTTCCCTAAACAACTTATTATAAACTGTTTTTCTTGTATTCATATTACTTTATTTAACTTATTAACTTTTGTTATTTTAATTTGTTCCCTTTTTAACCGTTTTCCCTTACCGTAGTTCGCACACCGTTAGTTTCTGTTACCGTAACATTTTGTGGCGGTACGCTTGCCGTTTGCCCTATTCCTTGCGCTTGTAAACTACCGTCGCAACATTTGGAACTGTAACTTCCGTTTTTACATAAACATCCACGTTTACCACCTAACGGACTAACTTTACTTTGTGTTCTCATAATCTAAAATCAATTCTTTTAGCTTGTTTAACATCGCTTCATCTTCATGCGCGGCCATATCATATTTATCGATAAAATAACCTTCGATTGAAAAGCCTTTTACTTCACCAGATTTTACCTTTTTCCAAATTTCGTCGTTGTTTACTTTCATGGAAATCATCCAAGTTCCCTTTGGTAAATTAAAGTTGTATAATCGGCTTTTATCCGTTTTTTCGTCGTCTATTATCCAGCTTTCAACTACACTCATCCCCTCTAACATTTTCTTTTCATGTTCGATCGTAGCGTTGTTTTGGTTTGATCGCATCAAAAATAATTCGCTTGCTTTTCGGATTGTGTCTTTACTAAAAAATATGTAAAATTCTTTGTCTTTAATACGTCTGTAAATTTGTTTATTTGGAATCAACGCGGCTCCCATTAAAATACGCTTTTCGGCATCAACCTCTTTTAGTTCTATTTTGTGTTCGTTTAACGCTACAAAGTTTTCCTCTATTGCTGGGCTTTCAACAACTGAAACGGCATTAATTCCCATTTCTATTTTTGTTTCGTCTATTAATAGTTCTATAATTTCAAACTTTTTCATATATTTTTAACTTAAAAACTTGAATTTTGTACCCTATTTCTGTCTAACGCTTGTTGGCTTGTTACTTGTCCACTAACTACATAAGCCATCGTTGGTTGTTGTTGTAATTGCGCTAATTGATTAATTCCGTTATTTCCTACCGTGTTAAATTGTGGCGTTATAGAACCACCACCACCACCACCACCACCACCTGAAGCACCGCTTCCAGAATCCCCACCGCCTTCAAACTTTTGGGATGCTATTTTTTTAACATTTAATAAACCCGCCGTAATTGCTGCGGCTGCTGAAATTGCACCAAATATTGGATTAATAGCCGAACCACTTGCAAAGGCAGCGTTTGCCGCTTTGTACGTGTCAATAGTTGCGCCTGCTATACTAACCGCCTTTTGAATTTGAAACGCTTTCTTTTGTTGTGTTTTACTTTTACCCGCAAATAAATCAGTAAGATTTGATATAACTTGTAACGTGTCTTTTGCCGCGTTTAATCGTAAATCATTTAATTCTTTTATTCTTTCAGCCTCTTTTTGATCCGCTTCAGCTTTTGCAATTTTTTCTTCAGTACGGTACTTTTTATTTATTGCTGCGTTATCTTTATTGAATTTATCGGTTAAAGCTTTTTGTAATTCCGCATTCGTTTCCGCTAATTCATATTCTTTGTCGTATGCTATATGTAAATCTAATAATTCTTGTTCCCGTTGTGAGTTTTTTACTTTTTGTAGCGCATACCATTGTTCGTCCTGAAGTTTAATTTTATCTTCCAAGGCTTTTGCTGCTGCTTCTTTGTCTAATTTATCGTATTTGTCATTGATTTTTTTTTCATCTATTTTTTTGCTTATAACCGCTTGCGCGTTTAATTTAGCTAATTTGCTTACTTTGTCTATGTCGTTTTTAAATTCTGTTTTAGCATCTTCTTCTTTACGTTTATATTGTAAGTCTAACGCGTCTAATTCTTTTTGGCGTCCTTCGTCTTTTATTCGTAAACTTTCATCTTCTAAACGCCTTGTAATATCTATTTGTGTTTGGGCTGTTTTATTTCCTGAATCAATACTACTTTTATTATAATTACTTTGACTTTCCGCGTTTCTTTTATTTACCTCAATTTCAAATATCTCTAATTGATTAACGGCGTCTTTTCGCGCTTCGTTTGCAGCTTTATTATCCGCTAATAAATCCTTTTGTCTTGAAGTATAACTGGCTAAGTATTTATTATATTCTTTCCAGTCGTCAGCACGAACTCCAATAGCGTATAATTCCGCTTTTGTTAATTCGTGTTTCTCTTTATTTTGATTAAATATAGCTGCGCTTTCGTTTTGTAAATTCGCTTGATAATTTATAGTTGCTTGTAAACGCGCACGCTCCAACGCGGTTGTATCTTTTCCCTGGGCTTTTAATAATGCTATTTCACGCGCTGCGGCTTTGTCTTGGTTATTATAAGCCTCTGCCATTGTTTTATGCAACTTTTCGCGTAACGCTTTTTCTTTTGCGATTTCGTCCATTCTTTTATGGTGGCGTTTTATAGTTGCTTCATCAATTAAACGCTGCTTTTTTTCCGCTTCGTTTTCAACAACTCCTAACGCTTCTAATCCTGCGACTACTAAACGAATCATACCTATAAACGGAAATATTACGGATAAAACATTTTTCATTGTTCCGCTTAACCCACCAAACCAACCAACAACTTTTTTTACTACTCCTACTATTGAATCAAAATTAGCAACTAATAAACCAACCCCAACAACTAACAAACCTATACCCGTACTTATTAAAGCTGTTCTAAACAGTTTTAAACCTATTGTACTTGCGCCTAATACAAAGTTATATGCTACGGTTGCTGCCGTTAATAAACCTTGCCCTACTGCTGTTGATTTAACAACCGCACCCAACAGCTTAAACGCTCTTCCTGCATCTTCTAAACCCTGCAAACCTTGCGCCAAAGCCATTGCACTCTGTACCCTTAACATCGCTTGTTGAACATCCTCACTTTGTGCGCCAACTAAACCCATAGCACCCTCCACCGCACTAAAACCACTTGCAACCGCACTTATAGATTTTCCCATAGCAATAAATGCCCCCTCGCCTTTTTGCGCTTGAATAGCATCGTTTACATCTTCAATTTGATCTTTTAATGCCGCTGCTGCTTTTGCCGCATTAATTGCTTGTGTACTGCTTTCACCGTATTGCGCGCTTAACTTTTGAAGTTCCACAACGGCTTCTTTATATTGAGACTTTAAACTTTTGCTATTGTCTTTTATTTCTAATTCAACCGTTCTTTTTTCTGACATTTCGCTTTGCGTATTTCTTGTTTAAATATCTTTTTTACATTTCCCGTTAATTCGTGTTTTCCTTTTGCCACGTCCACAATTTCAGAAACACCGTAAAAATCCTCTGTTTTTAATAGTTCTAAAATTAATTCTATCATGCTTGTTGAATTATATATAAATAATTAATTAATGTATTCCCGTCTCTGTTATTTATTGTTATGGTAATTGTTATTGTACGTTCTATTCCCGTTGTGTTTGCTGGTAAGCATATCGTTACAAATCCACTTGTTGTTAACGGGTTCGGACTTATTGTAACACCAACTAAACTACTTGTTAAATTCGCAAATGAATTTCTTTCTATGTTTATTAAATAATCGTAACACGCACCTAACGAACTAACCGTGTTTATTGACGGTGGATTAACGGGTCTAAAATCTAAATACAAACTGAAATTAACATCACCAGTTCGTAGGTTTGATTTCATTTCGTTTATAATATATCTTTTGTCGCGAATAATTAACCGATCATTCAAATTTAAGTTAGTTAATAAGCTAATCGGCAAAACTGTTTTAACGTTAATTAAACGGTTTTTAAGATTGTATAAATTAGTTAAATAACCAAAATAATATATGGCAAATAAATTGTTTTCGCTGGCTAAATTTAATAGCGTGCTTTCATCCGCGCTAAAATTTAATGAGTAATCAATTCCTTGTATTATCGTATCTTGTCCGAACGGCATATAATCCGAAACGGTTACGTGTGTTGTTCCATTATAAAATTTAAACGTACACGGTTTTTGATCGTACATATAAAGCAAAGTCGGTTTAGGCACGTAGCTTTGAAATGTTTCGTTTAAATGGTAACCCACTTGTAAATCAGTACCCGTAAATTTGTTAAACATTAAATTTTCAAATGGAACTTCTACTGAATATTCCGCGCCGTCATAATCGTAACTTGTATTCGTGTTTCCGTAGTCTCTAAAGAATAAACTTTTAAAATTCTTATTCATAAAACTTTCGCTTTCTTGATATTGAAACGAAATCTTTTTATATAACTTTATTCTTTCTACGTCTATTGAATCAATATCGGTATATTCTGTAATATCTACAATCGCGCCTGTATTATACCACTCATCCAACGGTTGCAAAGTAAAATTATCTACTGACGTTCCGAAACAAGTTAGGTTAAATTCTCTTATTATTCCTGACAGGAAATCTCCTACTTTAATTTCTGGTGCCAACGTCGCTAAATCTACATTACCCGAAAATGTTTGCGTGCTTGCCGTTGTATTATATGTTTGGGTTTGTTCAATAACGTTTCCGCTGCCATCAATATAAAAATACGTTTGTACATATCTAAACCTACAATTAAAACTAATATTTTCATTTGAACGAACTTTAATTGTGAAAACTGAATTTAATCCGGGTACGTTTTGTAATTGCGCTACTGAAATGGTTTTGGTTGCTGTTCCTACCCCTGTTTGAGTTGCGTAAAAAGTGCCGTTTTGGTAAACGTCTATAAAATAACCCGCCGAAGCTGAAGAAACGCTACTCATTATTACAATTATATTGTGTTCTAAAGCGTATGGTATAAGAGTACCGGGCGTTATTATATCATCAATATATGAAACTGTTAACGTGTCATTTGCAATATTAAAATAATCACCCCCTCCAGCTGAAAATGTTAAAATATCTACGTTTAATGGTGCTGTAATATATGTTTTTTCTAATACGTTTTTTAATAGTAAAAAGCATTTTGTAAATCTTAAATCAGTTAACCACGACCCCGCAAATGTAACTCCGTATTTTGTTGCAATTGCGCTTAAAACTTTTTCGACTTTAATAGCTGGAAATAACTCATTGTAAAAAATAGGGTGTGCATTTTGTGTTATGTCGTAAGTTCCAACCCCACTAATTTGCCATAAATTCTTCCAACTAATCAAAGGGTAACGAACATCGTAGTCTACTGCATCGTCTGTTATTCTATTGTAAACTTCGGTTGCCGTATATTCGTGCGAATAATCGTTTAACTCTTTTATGTCGCTTAATTTATCTTCTCCAAATTTATCTTTTAAACTTAACAAATCGCCGTAAAATGTTATTTGATAACTATCTGCTACTCCTTTTTTTACGTTGGATTTTTCCAAACTTATTTTACCCGTTCTAAACGGTGTTAAATCAATTTCAATATACGCTTTTCTTTTTATGCTATGATCTACGCTTGCGTCTACGTCTGATTCGTAAAAGTGTTGAAATATAGAATTATTAATAGGGCTTGCAGGAACGCTAAAACTCAAGCTAACGTCTGTAAAAACTTTTGAAATATCTGCAATGTTTTGAATAGTTGAAGTAACTTCTATTGTTTCGTCGTTAAATAATTCTAACTCTTTAAAATTACCACTATCAAAAATCGGTTCTATAAATATTTGTACTTTGCGTTCCATTAAACAACTGAATTAATTACATCAAATGCGAATTCAAACTCTAAAGAATAGTTAATCATTTTAGTATTTATGTTTTTAAATAACTCGGTGGTTTTAGAATTCAACTTAGCTGGGTAATTGTTAATAATTATTTTTTCGCTTAACATTATTTGCCGTAATAATTCTTTGTAATCTTCAGTAACCCAATCCGTATTTACTTTAATAGACTTTTTTCCGTTGTTGTTAAATACTTGCCTTTGTCCTTGAATAGTATTATAATTCGTGTTTGTTTGCATTAAATTATATTCCTGACTATCTACCGTTAACGTGTCGTTACTCGCAGCGTAAAAATAAGTCCTTTGCCAGCATCCGTATTTATTTACGAAATCACAAAGTACTGGATCGTATTTACAATTTTGATTTGGAATAAAAGTCGCGCTCCAAATAACCGCGTCTCCCGTGTTTAAAATTTCTAAAACATTACCACTACTAAAATTGTTTTGATATACTTTTAAAACGTCTATTAACGCGTTGTTGGTTAGTGCTTGCGTAAACTCGACTGCGGTAACTAAGTTTCTGTAACGTGCTTTGTAACTTGTTCCCGTTTTAACCATAATAAAACCTGGTCGCCTACTTGCAAAAACTGACGGCGCCAAACCATCGTACAAATAATTAAACGTGCCTTCGTCGTGTAAAATATCGTAATTTAAAGTTGGATTAAAACCTTCCTCGTAATATCCGAATCCGTTGTAACCTAAATAATCGGTTGTGTCTAATAAAGTGTAAGTTCCTGAAACTAATTTATAGCGTTTAACTTTTACGTTTACGTATTGCGTTGTTTGGCTTGCCGTCCATGCGTTGTACGGTTGTTGCCTTGTATTGAATGTAATATATTCTCTAATATACGGGCTTATGTTATATTCCGTTTTAATATTGTTTGTCGCTGAAATTAATTTACTTAACGTATATTGTGGGCTTGCCGGTGCGCTTCCTGTACCGTTCCATAAAAACAATTCAATTTTACTACCAGTGTTTAATATTTCGGCTACTGAAATAATATGTGGGCTTCGTGCGAAAATACTCATTTTATATTTTTTAAATTCGTGTCTAATATTTGGTTTAAAAGTTGTTCGGCATCTAATCCGTATTTATCTATTAAAACGTCTGGCAAAGTTTTGAATGCTTTTTCAAATGGCTTAGTAAAAAATAAACTTGGTTTAATACCTTTATAAAAAATACTTCGCGCAATTGCAAATTGAATTCCTTTTCTACTCTGAAACTTCCCCGTTTTACTTCGTGGTGCAATTCCTTTTCTAACTATCCATTTATCCAATTTACTTGGTGGCGGCGTTTCTGTTGTATAAGAATAAGGCGTGTTAAATTTTCTTTTAGTTCCTGAAACTCCTTTGTCTTGAAAATTACCATAAGGTAACATATTAAAATAAATACCTATTGAATTAGGCATCTGTTTTACTTCACCTTGAATTGAATTAGAAAGTTTTCCGCTTGCGTCTTTTCCTTGACTGCGTAAATTTGCCTTCGCTTCATTTATTACTAAGTCCCTGAATTTCTGTAAAGCTTTTAATGTTTCACTCATTAACAAATTGTCATATTGTTTGCAACTAAAATATCGAAAGTCATTGTCCAACCAGCTAAATAGTTTTCAAATCGTTCTGCAAATGGTTCGCACGTTGGGTTACCATCCACCACAAAATTATTTGAGTACAAATCGCCACGTCTTAACATTTCGTATAGTCTGTTTAAAATTGCTAATTGGGTATTTAAAACATCTTGTTCGTTGTCGTTACCAATAAATATTTCTGTTACTTCGTCTTTTGATATATCGACAATATCCATAGCCAATAAACTAATATTAAAACGAATTACATTAGATTCAAAAACCGCCGAATTTACTATAATATGACAAAGCGGAAATATTGTTTGCTTGCCTAAGTCGACCTGAAAAATATCTCCCGTTGTAACCGTGTTTACTATCGCGTCATTATCCAAATGGTTTTTTAACGTGTCAATTATTGTGTAAAAGTTACCCATGTTTTATTCTTTTGTTTAATTCGCGTTGTTCAATTTCGTTTTTTTGTCGTTCATAAGTAAGAAAGGTAAGACACTTGCGAAGTCCAAGCCTTGTAACTTCATCAAATTTGGTAACATCTCCTTGAGCGACTGCATAGATTGAGTTATACCAACCCCAGTGCTTTCCAAACTGCGTTCGTTCGCTGTAATCATTAGTTTCGGATTCTTCGTTATTTCCATCTCCAAATAAGAAAGCGAATTGTTTACTAAGTCGTTTCCTAAATTCCAAAAAAAAACACTCGCTGCCATTACTACGTCTAAAGGTGCGAACTTCATTAACTCGCTGAATTCATTTGTGCCAGTGTATTGTGTTATTTCGTATTTATCTTTTATTCGTGTTTTGATAGGTCTGTACATTACGGCCATTGCTTTGTGGAAATTGTCAACGCTGGTTATATTGCTTTCTAAATCAATATATTCTCCAAATGTTATTTCGTCTAAATTTGGAATGAATCCAAACTCCATATTTTGAATTTTAAACGTACTTTGAAATTTTGGTTTTTCTTGAAACAATTTATTAAAATGTAACGCTAAATCTTTTACATCGCTCCATTTAATTTTAATCACCTCTTTTAAATTTAATCCGCAAAATATTTCGATTGTTTTTTCGGCAATAAATTCTTGATCGTTGGAATTGTTAATTACCTTCATAAATTTTTGGTAATTCTGTAAAGGTATTTCAGCAAGTTTTGTAGGTACGTAGATTTCCGTTTTCATATTGTTATAACTATTTTTTAAGGTTATTGTAGTAAGTAAGCGCAATATTGTACGCTTCGTTTAACATTGTTATGTGCATCCGTATTTTCATAGGGTCGTCAAATATTATTTTAACCTTTTTACCAGTTTTATCTTCTATAAATTGCTCAACTGTGCGCACCATTATCGGTAGTTCGTCTGTCATTAGTGTAAATTATCTAATAAAATATTTGCCGTAATTTGAATTTAACCCTAACGTTTCCATTTCGTGGTAACGTAGCGCATCAATACCATGATCTTGTTTGCCCTGCGGTTTGTTTAATTGCTTTCCTGTTTTATCTTGATCCCAACAATACGCGCGTAATTCTTTAATTAAATTAGTGCTGTTTGACGTTACTAAATAGTTTTGTTGTTGCATTATATCAATACCGTAATTAATTGAATCCTTGCCCTTTGTAACGCCTTTAATCGTTATTCCGTAACGTCTTATTTCATCAATAGATTTTGGTTCGCTTGAATCAGCGTAAACAACTACGTTTTTAGGTAACTCCTTTGCTATGTCGCTGTTTAACATTCCTGTTTGGTATTTCAGTTCGTTAACTATTCGTTGCCCGTTGTAATTGTATATTTCTAT